TGTACGTTCCGTACTCAACGGGTCATGCTATTCAGCTTTTATTCAAGGAAAGATATCAGGATCAGGTTGCTTCGTCTGCTGCGCAGCACATGCTCAATATAAATTCTAGACTCGTTGGGTATTCAAAAGGGGCGAAGGTTGTCCTGAATCCTGGATCTTACTCTGTTAATTTAATTGGTGGGATTATTGCTGCTTTCTCTAATGGGGTTCTGCCTACCCCGACCAATATTAAAAATTTTACGAAGGGTTTTGGTTTAGCAAAATCTGAGTTGCATTCCTTGTACAACCTAAGAGAGGGCAAGGGGGTTCGAGGCATACGAAATCCCGAAATCAGACAGCAGGTAATTCATGATGTAAATGAAATGTACAGATACGGGATTGGTAACGGCAGCATAGCGGCGAATGAAGTTGCTGACGCAATCAATAACGGAAAGGTACAAGGTCCCGTGCAGCAGGTATTTGATGCCGCTGGTAAATTGTACAATATTTCTGATACTGCATCCAGATTTACAATTTTTAAACATAATGATAATGTTTTTCAACGGATACTAAAAAGTTCTGGTGCTTCTACTGACCAAATAAAAAGGATCGCCGCAGACGTAACCAATGACACATATCAGAACTATGACCGAACCAGCAAAATTGCTAAAGAAGCTTCACGATTAGGTATAATGCCGCAATTTGTTACGTTCACGCTTGAGATGTTCAGAAACACTTACAATCAAGCCGTTATTGCAGCCAGGATGATTAATGGAGATGCCTTTGCTGCCAAGTACGGTCTTGAGATGAATGACAAAATGAGATCTGAATTGCTTTTCGAGGGAACTAAAAGAGCGGGCTTCATGACGGCGGTTCTGGGTTCAACCTTTGCTGCACCGAAATTAATGGGTGCATTGGGCGGTGGACCCGCTGAAGGAGATGTAATCGAATCCGACAAAATGGAGGACTTCAGATTCTTTTTGCCTGAGTACGCAAGAGATAAAGATGTAATGGGTACATTCAACCCAAAGACAAAAAATGGAATTTTTGCTAATACGAGTTACATTTTTCCGCACGCAGTTATGACGCAACCCGTTTCAGCGATAATTGCGGGTGCATCCAATATGATTGATGACGAAGAGGGCGTAAGAAGTTTTTATCGCTTGGCTGCAGAAGAGTTCATAGGTGAAGGTACGTTTGTCGGGCAAAATATTTACAATACTTTTGCGAATCGTGATATGCGCGGAGAAACGATAACAGACAGAGAGGGCGCACAAAAGCTCAAGGATTTGATTGTTGAGTTCGGGATTCAAACCTTTGAGCCAGGTATCTCCAAGGAGGGCATAAAGCTAACTAAGGCAATCGGCGGAAGGGGAGATTACAGTATAAGTGAAATTCTTTTGAGACAGGTTGGTTTACGTTATCAAAAAATTAACGTATCGGATATGGCGAAGTACAGAATTCAGGACTTCAGCCGTAGGTATTCTAGCGCTAGGGGGGAGTACACAACTGCATTGAAGTACAAAGACCTTTCTCCGCAGGGACAGCAAGCAGCGTACGAGAGAGCTGTATCCGAGCAGAAAGCGGCTTATGATCGCGTGCAGGAGGCTTACAATCGGTTGGATTCCTTTGGGTACTCCTCTGATGAAAAAATAGATGTCCTTCGTTCGGGCAACGTAAAAAGTAGCGACATATACAGAATCAGCCGAGGTATGCCGTTCAGGGCATTTCAGCCAGGCGTAGCAAAGTCCACTGGTGAGCAGTACAGCGAATTGTTCGATAATAAAGAACCTTCTTTTATCCGAAAAGAAATATCTAGATTACGCAAAGGCTCAAAAGAAGATAAGCTGCAAGCTGCTAGGTTTTTCTCTGAGTTCAAGAGACGCTCTTCAATCAAACGCAAGGGTAGGTCCAAGGAGGATCAATTGCTTATGAATATGTCCATAGCTGAAAGAGCAGAAATCTTGGCTGATATGAATGTCCTTGGCGATAGATCCCTGTACAACGAGTACAAGCGCAAGGGTATAATAAGCAAAGACGTTAATACGTTGCTTAATAAATAACCCTTCCTGGGTGCGTAACTAAAAAAGGGTAAAAAAAACCCCCTCGAGAAAGTCACTCCAAGGGGGCCGAGGATTGAACAAGGACCACATACAAGCCCCGCCTGTTGTTACCTTCAGGCTTACCTCTAAATCAAATAATTATGATTTTGATAAAAGTCTTTCTGCTTCTGTTGTCAAGTGCAGTCCGAACTCTTTTTTCATCTTTTTGTTTATCTCGCTTTTATCAACGAGCTGCTTTGCGTAATCTGTAAGCTTTGGTTGATCGCTATTTTTGTACAGATCATTCATCTGCTTTGCGTATCTTTTCTCGCGTTGTAATTCGTCATGCATCTTTGCCTCAAAGTACTTAATGCAGCTTTTTACGTTACTTTCATTCATTAGTAAAACCTCCCTAGTTTGTTATAGAACTTGAACTCGCCTTTTACGTCTCGCTCTCCTTCTCTGTTTTTGGCTATATTATATATCATCTTTTTGTATTCTCCGTTTATATCTACCCGCGTAGCTCTGTCCATCGTCATACCATCTGGGTACATCAAAATGATGACGTCAGCATCATTTTCAATATCTCCAGAGTCCCTGAGATGATACAGTTGCAGCGCTTCTGACTTCGCTCCCTCTCTATTTATTTGAGAGAGCAAAATCACGGGCAGGTTCAGTTCAATTGCCATCTGCTTGATTTTGTGACTGATGTCCGATATCGCCTGGACTTTATCGAACTTTCTGGCGTCCCAAGGAATCAACTGCAGGTAGTCAATTATTACGAGTTCAATACCGAACTTGCGATGCATAGTCCTGCATTGAACGACTAAATCCTCTACGTTACGAACCTTATGACTTGTGTACATGGGCAACGCTTGTACATCCTGCATGGTTAGTTTTACATCTTGCATTTGGTCCTCCGTAGCTGTGCCATTGCGCACGATAAATGAAGGGACTCCTGATATTGTATGAATCATTCTCTTCAGTATTTGCTTCTGTGGCATCTCCAGGGAGAAGATCATGCAGGGCTTTTGCTCCCTTTGCATGTTTCTTGAGCCTATATTAAGCGCTAGCTGGCTTTTACCGCATGAAGTAGGTGCAGCTATCACCAAGACCTCTCCAAGCCCTACACCGCCCTCTGAGAGCTTTTCGTCAAGGTGATCTATATAACTACGGATAACCTTAGGTTTGTACTCTCCAGAAAGCATCATATCGAACTCCTTCTGGATCTCCCGCATGCTGCTATCGATACCCTTGTTTCGGTTGCTGCCGTCCGCTAGATTCAGTATAAGATCTTCAACCTCGGAAGATATCTCTTTGGAGTTCTTGGATTCGTCCTGCATGCTCTCTACGCTGATCTGAAATTTGCGTATCAGTTGGCGCAGATTGGACTTCTCTTTGATCGTATCAATGCAGTACCCGCGTTGTCCAGTCGGGTGCTTGCCGATACTTTCGAACATACTCTGTATCCCCCCGATGCTATCCATCAGGTTGTTTTTCTTTAATTCTTCAGAGATTGATATTTCATCAATGCAGTCCCCTGATTGAACTATACTTTTTATGCATCTAAAAATTATTTGGTTTTTGTAATCGTAGAAGTCCGATTCCTGCAAAGTTGCCGCCGCTTCATCGAAGGCTGCTGTACCGTCATCAGCCAGGAAGCTCGCTAGAAGTTGTTGTTCCGCCTCTACGTTCTTCGGTGTCGTCGTTTGCTGTAGCATCTATTTTTGTTAAATGTTCTTGTAAGGATCTTGAGAGGACAATGCATGTCCTTATGTCCCTGTAAAGATCTTTCTGTTGAACCTTTTCATCTATATCCTGAAGGATACGATTAAGCGTTCTTATTCCTGAAATTATTTCTTGAATTTCTTGCATACATAAAAAAGGAGAGGCCGCCTAAGCGACCCCTCCCGTGCATCGAGGATAACTAAAAAGGCATATCTACAGGAGCAGCAGCAGGAGCGCTTTTCTTCGCTTCTACTTCCTCCTTGGAACGAACCTGTCCTTTAATGAACTTGCCTACCTTTTGGTTTTCGTTGAACCAGCAAGAAATAAAGTACTCCTCGCCGTTGACGTTAA